CCCCACTTGCCCAGATAGCTCAGTCGGTAGAGCAGAGGATTGAAAATCCTCGTGTCGGCGGTTCGATTCCGTCTCTGGGCACCATGATTAAAAGAAAGCCTGCTAATTTAGCAGGCTTTTTTTTGTGTAAAATTTGGTGTGTTGATTCTTTTTCTTTGATTGTCACGCCAGTGTTTATGCATGCCCAGATAGCTCAGTCGGTAGAGCAGAAGATTGAAAATCTTCGTGTCGGCGGTTCGATTCCGTCTCTGGGCACCATTATCAAAGAGCTCTCCCTCAAAAAGGCTTTTTGCCTAATTTGTGCCTAAATGGGCACAAAGCTATCTTGCCGCTTTATGCCTTTCTATTTTCGTCTTGTATTTGTTTCTCATTCTTTCTGTTTTGTGGCCTGCGATGTGGTCGCTTTCTGCGTCAGACACGCCTTTTGATTTAAGAAGGTGCAAACTCCAAAAAATATTGGTTAGCTTTCGCTCTGCCATGGTTTCTTTTAAGCGGTGCATGGCGGTTCGTAAACCAGACATGCTGAGCTTGTGTCCGGTTGAGCTGATGATCAAGGGTACGTCTCTTCCGTTGGCTTTGTGTTTTTCTAGCATTGAGACAGCGGCTTGATAAGCCTTGTACAGTCTGTCTGACCATTCTATGAAGTTGTTTTTACTTCCTTTACGTCTAGCCACATAAATGCCGCCGTTAATAGGATCAGGGTCTATGTGTGATGTTCTTAGGTCTAATGTCTCTACGCCTCTTGAGGCGATTAGGTATGTGAGTTCAAAAAAGAAGGGTAGGTACTCTGACAGTTCAGCGGCGATTTTATATTGAATGTCATATTCTTCGTCGGTGACGTAGCGTTCGTTTTCGTCGACTTTGAATTTCTTCACTTTAAAAGGGCTGTCTGTAATACCAAGGTTGTCGATGTGTTCTATGGCCCATCTGGTAGCGGAGTGAAGTAATGACATTTCTTGGTTGATGGTTGATGTGCCTTTTAGTCCGTCGTCTATCATGTTTGCCAAGCGTTTGTCTGCTAACCGTCTAACCATGGGTTTTGTGATGCTGAGAATAGGCAAGTCACCGAATGTGATGTCTTTTCCATTCGCGGCAATAGGGTGCTCTAACACTTTCACAAGAGATTTGGTTCTATGGTGCGTTGTCGACGCGAGAGCTCTAAATTGGCTGGAGTTTAGGTATTGGCTTACGATCCATTTTAATGTGTGCTTATCGGCGCCTGTGCGTGCTGTGAGGCTCGCTTTCGCTGAAAGATAAGCCGCTAGTATTCTGGCTTCTGAATCCTTTGTTGACCCTAATCGAACAGGGGGCTTTAAAAAGCCGTGGCTGTCTACGTCGACAACCGTTCTGTCTTCTGCAGTAATCCTTGGTCGCCAAACAATACGCCCGTTTACTTCACGGACGTATTTTGGCCATTTGTTGTTTTTCTTAGGCATTGTATTAGCGTATTTCTATGGTCATTTTTTCGGTTTGAGGGAGTGATGCTTTGCTTAGTCCCATTGTGTGGTTTAGAGCATCTTCTGTTGTAAATGGCCTGCCGCGTTTACCGATAATATAAGGAATACCTGCTTGGCTGAGTCGAGCAGCTACGTCTTCGATCGATGTGCCGCCAACCACTTCTTTAAGCTTTTCATATTCAACAATCATGTTTCTTTTTCCTGTTTGCATATAAAAAATCGCGCTCATCCTGACTTAAAAATACTGCACTTCTAGTGCCTTTTGGAGTATCCACAGGGAATGAACTCCGAGATGAAAGTGGGGTGTTTTTTAATGTGGCCCCACTCCATGTAATGCCTAGCTCTTTATAGATGTCCTTAGCGCAATGCCATATGTTGCCGTCTGGCGTTTTATGGGTTCTTACGTTGTAGTTTATATTCGACATTAGAACGGGGTGTTTTCATCAAAGCTTGGCTCGCTATTGAAAGCGTGGCCAGCGATTATGTGTCCGCGGCCTCCATGAAACTCTACAAATGCGTGGATCAGTTTGTCTGTGTTTGGCTCCTGGATAATGGGCGTCATGGGGATAAGTGCATTGGCAATCTTGCCAAATGTTTGCAGGTCAACGCCAAAGCGTTCTTGTAGCGGCGTGTCGTAGTCTTCACCATTCTCAATGAGTTCGTCGACCTGAGACGGTGTTAGGCCGAGGGCTTTTTCTGCTACGAGTTGAATGTCTAGAATATCCATTTGTGTGCTAAAGGCTAGCAGTACCGATATGGCTGTTTAAACTTATAGCTGGCTTAGCCATTGTCGTATTCGTACTCTTTTATCTGGTCTTCTAGTATTTCAACTTGTGCCTCAAGTCGGTTCCTTTCCTCAAAAACGTTGTAGTTGGCGATTTCGACAACCTTTAGGTTTTTGGTTTCTACAAGGGTGTCAAAGGGTGGTTTATCCCCCTCATATTGGATAACTAACGTTTGGTGTTTGCACATGGGCTATTCTCCTTATTTATTTGCGGTTAAAAATCCAGCATCGAACGGTTCGTTCTTCTATGCGTGACCGCACCGTGCTGTTTTCTATGTATTGACGTTTTTTACTGGTGGTGAGCTGTCTGCGAAGTTCTTTTGGTTCCATAAAGGGCAAGTTGTGTACTTTGCACTGGCTATGAAAGTGTTCCAGATTGACTGCGATCTGCTGGTCTGGATTTTTAGAATGGTTCATTTGGTGTTCTATGTTGACGGCATAACCACCTGAGCCAGGCTTGGTATCAAGGTAGTCAAACTGCGCCCAGAATTGCTGTACGACTTGGCTGTCTTCGTTTAGGGCTTGTTGTCTCTGTGTGGCCATGGTTTCTAGCATGTTGTGAACGCTTGCCACGTCATGTTCTGTAATAGCGGGATAAAGCACGGCCAAGCAATCGGTAAACGCCATGACTTTGGCGTGGTTGTCTACGATGCGGTTTAGCTTTATGTCTGGATTGCTTGTTAGTCGTTTTTGATGACGAGCAAAGCTTTCTTTAAACGCCTTCATGATTTGGTCAGCGTATTGCACTGCGTTCAATATGAAGCCGTTTACCTCTGATATGGGCATTCTGTTCAGTCGACCAGCGGCTTCGTAGCCTTGTGGGCTGTGGTGGCTGGTGTCGAAGTTAAGGTGGGTAATACGGGTTAATATGGCTTCGGATGCTTGAACTGGAATGTTCTGTACTATCATCAATCCAGCTTTAAACGCTGGTTTCTTTGTGCTGTTGTCTTGTGACTTAATGCCCGTGACACGACCAAATTCACCCTCGAAAAGGTCTTTCTGTTCATCCCAGTTAAAGCGCTTTACATGGCTGTTTTTATCGTCGTTTTCGTTATCTGTCTCGTTAAATACGACGGGCAAGTTGCTGACTTCTGCCATTTTACGTGTGCGGCCAGCGAGGGTAGACGAGTTAGGGTTGAACGATTCGCCATCTTTTCCATAAAGCTTCCACATGAAGTCGACCAAACTGGATTTACCAGAGGCCGCTTCACCGACTAATTCAAAGAATGGGTATGAGCTGTACTCTTCTCGTACTTGTTCGACAAATAAGCAACCAAACCACCAAGATAAGGCAACTAAGCCTTTGGTGCCGAATGCGGTTTTAAAGTCTGGTACCCAATCGGTGTTTTCTTTTTGCGATAGGGTTTGTTTGATGTCGACCGTGGTCTTGATACCTTGCTTTTTGAGTTCGAAAAATGACTGGCTGTTGAGTTTTCGGATTTTGCTGCCTTCCACAGCGTAGTTGTTGAACACGTAGGCTCGGCTTGCTTTGTCATAGCCAACAAAGTCCAATGTACGTACTTCTTTGATGTTGTAACGAGTCCATTCTCTATAAAGCCAATCAAGGTCTGCAGCGGTGCCGGTGAATAATGCGCCAGGAATACGCATGGCAGATTTTTTGAAGTCGCTCGCCGCGCTGATGGTTTTATGTGTGAAGGCTATTTGACGTTCTTGACCGTGGTTGGCCAGCATAAAGCGAAAAAAGTACTGCCCGTCTTCGCCGTTATCTGGTTGCTGGAAGTAGAGGTAGTCCATACCAAAAGTGGCGATTTCACGCATTTTTACAGACTGGCTGAAGGCTGTTTTATCGCACTCCTTTCGGATGTTGTCTGTGGATTTTTCTCGTAACTCTTCTACGGCTTTTTGGTTTAAATCCATTGGATCTAAACCTTCACGAGCGGCCCAATAAGCTAATGCGACTTTGCCGTGTTCTTCTTTGTTGATGGATGCCGCATAGGTGCGGTTCTTAAATGTGAAGATGAAGTAGCCACGCTCTGGGTTGCGTTCCCACATGATTTGAGCTTTTTCGTTGGCGCTTTGGGCTAGGGCTAGGTTGCCAAGGTAACGGTATTTGTTTAGGTGCTGTTCGGTTAATTTTCCCGCTTTGTGTAGGTCGTTCCAGTCGGCTTTTGGGTCGTTGTCGCTCGACAATGCCGCTGCGACGTTCTCGTCTAAATCGCGTAATGTCTGACTGTGTTTTTCTAGTGCCTTGCGTCCTGCGTAGTCATTATCTGTGGCAATAACCCATGTGACGTCTTTGTTTAAGTGCGGCTTTATTGATTCGCTTGGCCATGTGCCAGACGACATGATCGCAACGGCTTTAATGCCGTTTTGATTAAGGGCGATAGCGTCAAAGATGCCTTCAACGAGCCATACTTCGTCGCATACTTCGATTTTAAGTGTGGGCGGTTGCCACCAGTAGCCTTTGAAGGTGCCTTTAAAATTCTTGTTGCGGCTTTCTTTGCTGCCGTCTTCGTTAGTGATGATTACGTCATCTATTAGGCGTTCCCACATCATGGTTTTCGCTTCGTCTAAGTAGAAACGAACGGTGGCTGTACCTTTGTTGCCATGTGGGTGCCAGTATTTACCTTGCTCGAATAGGCCGCTCAGTTGTGAAAGCTCAAAGCCGCGAATAAGCGAAAGATAAGCCTTCGCCGTGGCGTTTGGGTCTTGCTCGGTCGGTGGGTGTTTTTCGTTGAGCTTTTCAAATAAGTCTGGGAAAAGTTCATGCGTGGGTTCTGAGTAGGCGCATTTATTGATGCGATCGCATTGGACGTTGCCAGGATTGTTTAACCAGGTCCATAACGATTTTTTACCGCAGTCAGGGCAGTAACCACGCAAATAGTCGCCCTGTTCGGTCATTCTAAATTCGTGCTGTAGGCGATTTACGATTTGTGGTGTTAAGTCGTATTCCATTGATTATGACTCTCTGTTTGTACGCATTATTTGGCTTGCTCGTACTGTTCTTATAGGGCGTGGAGGTCGACGGTTTCCGGCTTGTGGAATCATCATGTGAAACATTAAAAGGAACAGTAGGGCTTTAATTGGGGTGCTAACGCTTTCACGTATTTCGACTTTGACTATGCCCATGGCAACGGATGTAGAGACGATTTCAGCGGCGCAGTGGCAGTCTAGTTTTCGGGAAATGCTTTCTATGTGCTTACCAACGGTGCTGTGACTTCTGAAAAGCTTTAGAGCTATTTGTTTCTGCAGATAGCCCTCGCACAAATAACGCAAAACGGCAGCTTCTTTATCTGTCAGCGGTCCTTTTTCAATGATGCTTGCGTGTATTTTTTTCATTCGTCGTATTCGCTTTTTAGGTGTTTAACCAATATCTAGGTGTTTCTGCTTGGGTAATACTCTTTAAATCGAAATTATTCGATTACTTGGTTTCCTCGAATAATGACGTTGTAACGAGCCTTTAAACCTTCGTTAAATATCTGACGAGAGATATCGGCAATGCCCATGTTTTGTTCTTCGGATAACTCCATAAGCTTGATTTTTACTGACTCGCTGTGGCGAAAGGTGACCTGTTCAGAGAGGCCGTTTGGGTTTTTTTTATCGATGGTTTTTGGCATATGTTTTGACATGATACTTTCCTGCTATACTGTGTTTTCAAATGGGGCTTACTGATGACAAATGAAAATCTAACACCTAAAAAATGGATAGGCAAGAAAAAAGAAGGTGAAATATATCGCTTTCAATTGTTCTTAGCTGAGAAAAATATAAATCCTGAACAAATACAAAGAGATACGGGCGTAACTGTACGTACTGTGACGAACAGTATTTATGAAGGAAAACCGCTAGGCGCGAAATTATTACGTGAATTAAACGCTAAATATGGAGTTTCTATTGATTGGTTGGTGAGCGGAAAAGGAAGAATGTTTGTCGATACGCCTATTTCACACCTCGAAATTTCTGAACCGCGCTCTGATTATAAAAATGATGACCCACGTTTTAATCGAATCGTTGGTCTCGTTCAGGAATTTATGGCAAACGCGAATGAAGATGAAGCTGCATGGTTAGAGACTCAAATGAAGTTCAATATTTCTCAGTTCAAGCAATTTTTGAATGATCAATAAGCCTTAAGAGCACAGTTTTAAAGGTGCTTTCACCTTGCCATTTCTCGGAAGCATAGAGGGAAAAGCGTGACATTTGTGACACGCTTTTTTTATGCCTTTTTTATTCTTTATTTTCAATAAGTTAGAGCGTTTTCAAAATTGTGATAATTTTGTGATATGGCGTGACAGGATTTTTTTGAAAATTCCCCTCTATCCCAGTAATGACGTGGCTTTGAAGGCTGTCACACTAGGTGTGATTTGATGTGATTTTTATGTGATACAGAAGCGTGATTTTGTAACGGCAATATCACGCTAATATCACATTTTTAAAACCTTCAAAAACCTTTCTAACACTATGATATATAAATATTTTTTAATTTATTATAAAAAGTGTAACGGAAATCACGCTTTTCCCTCTATGCCTCCGAGATTTTGAAATTCTCAAAACCATATATTCCGGCACTCGCTCATATATCGATCTAACTTGTTGAATATAAATAAGAAATCCTAAATTACTTGGTCGAAAAGTTAGAGGCGGCGCTTTACGTCTATTTCTTTAGTGTGACAGGAGGACGGGATTAACCTATTTTCAAATAGAGCACCTGTTTATCTATTAGTGCTAATGCATAAAACTTATATCGATCGTTGCCACGTTGTGAAAGGCAGCCTTACTCGCTGCAATTGCCTGTAAGCCTTTACACATAGGCGCTCAGTGGAAATAAGCCACGACGTAAATGCGTTGTTTCTTGTTCGTTGATGGAAACAGTTTTTTACCTGTCTACTTTTTAAAGCCCTGATATATAAGCGTTTGAGCCAACGATCGCTGTTTATAGGTTGGCAAATGGAGGCTCTATTGCTGTCAAAACGCTTCAAAATCTTACATGTCGTGAAATCTCACCAACCGATTATTAAGTGCTGAACCCCTTATGGGGCTTAGCTTTGACGGATGCTCATTGGCACTTAGGTGTTTCAATGCACGAAAAAAATGCAAAAACCCCGCAGGCAAGGAGGAGTGAATTTTGGCGCAGGGAATCCCTTTTGGATTTTTTTATTTTTGCCAGGGGAGGTTCTGTTTAAATGTGGCTAAAGAGTGCGGTGGGTTATGTGATGCACTTATGATAATGATTATCACAAGCGCATTTTAACATAATAAAAAGGGTTACAAGTTTTCTGAAATTCTCCGGACTGCCATGTCGAATTCATCGTCTCCCATTTCGCTACCAATGAACGATCGATTGGTTTCTATGCAGCTTATGGCTGTTGAACCTGAGCCAGTGAAGGCATCGAACACAACATCACCTGGTAACGAGCTGGCTTTGATGATGTGGCTCATTAGGTCGATTGGTTTCTCACATGGGTGCTTACCGGCATAAGGTTGCACCGGCTTAAAGTCCCAAACATTAGTAAAAGGCACGCCTTTGGTTACGTTGAATGTTCGTCTAGAGCGATTGAAGCCATCTCGAAGCTTTACAAACTCGGTTTTAAGCACTTCATACGGTTTTAAAGAACCGCCGAATAGCTTATCCATTGTGTGGTAATGTTCTTCGCTCGGTATGCTGAATTGAGAACGACCAAACCAATGGCTAGACATTTGGCAACCACACGCTGTTTCAACTTCCTTACGTGTTTTGTTGGCATTGCGACGGGCGTTGTCGAGATACGATCGGACAGACTCATAAGGAAAAGCGATCGGCTTTTTGCTTTCTGCGAATATGATGTGTTCGGTCTGGGGGAAGAAACGACGAAGGCTTTCTTTGTTACAACCGCTATGTCGGCCACTGGGTTTTCGCCAAATGATTTGGTTAAGTACGTTATAACGCTTAGCCACAGCTTGCTCTACTTCGTTTGCCAAGTGAGGGCCAGCGAATAAGTAAAGGGAACCGGTTGGCTTTAACACGCGGTGCAATTCTATTAATACAGAATCTAACCAGACAAAGAAGTCTTCTTTGTTCTTCCACTGGTTGTCCCATGCATCGCCTTTTACTTTGAAGTACGGTGGATCGGTGGCGATTAAATCTATGCTGTTATCTTCTAGAGTTGCTAATAAATCTAAGCAGTCTGACTTACATAATTTGATGTTTGCTTTTTGGAATGTGTTCACGAGTATCACCCATTGTCTGACACTCGTGGTGTTCTGGTTTGGCGTTCGAGACGCTCAAAAAATTCATAGTTTTGCATCGGCTACATTTGATATGCAGCTCGATAAATATTCCGGTACCTAACTTACGGCCGCAACCGCCGCATCGAATATCTTTCATGCTCCTGCTACCTTATCTACATTTGCTTTTACCACGTCAACTTTCGTTTTAACGGCTGTTATTGCTCCACCTTGGCTAACTGGCCCGACTGTGTTGTTACTGAATGGATGGGTATGAGCAGCAACTATTTCCGCTAAATCCGCAACGAGTTGAGCCGTTTCCCCTGCCAAAGCAACCAAGTTAAGCGCTGGTGTTCCTACCCATACGCTTGGCGCCATAACGGATGCGCTCGTTTTTCCTGTCACTTGGGCTGTTTGGCCACTGATCGCCATTGTGCCGGTGGCTGTTTCTGTTATGTCGCCGCTGGCTGTATTGTTTATGTTGGTAGCCGTGTTGCTAATATCACCGCCTGCAGTGCTTTCGATATTTGCGCCGGCATTCGATGTAATGTTGCTGCCCGCTTTATGTTCGATGTTATCCGCTGCGTCTGTTTTGATGCTGGCCAATGCTTTGATAATGGCGTTGGCTTTGGTCGTAATACGTACATGATCGACGGCAGATAAATCCATCACGCCGCCAGATTGAACAACCACAGAGCCAAAGGCTTCAATACGTTTGATCGCGCCAATGATCTCGGTGTCATTGGCTTTTGTGTTCTTGGTGCTTTGGTGAAATTTCTCTATTATGTCTAACGCTTCGATAACGCGGGTAAGACTTTTATCGTGTATTTCTAAATCTGTTACCCGCTCGTGATTGCCATCTTTGTCGATGCGTTGATAAGACGCGGCGCTGTGTTGCCATTTCTGTTCGCCACGTTCGAGACCTGGCATGGTTAAACGATGAGGCAAAACCGAACGAATAAAAGGGCGGTTAGGTGAACCATAAGCAAAGGCAATTTCAACCCATGTACCGTTTTCTGGATACGCAAAATGGCCCATCTCATGACCGGCAACCGGCACAGACAAAATCACATCTTTTAGCACTGGCCATTTTTTATCTGGTTCACCGTATTCATTGAGTATTTGTACGTCAACGGCATAACGTGGGCGGAATTCATCGCATAAATCGCCTTCTTTTGGTGTCTCACGAACGCCAACCACTTCTGCAAAAATCGGCAAGTGATAACCGGCTGATATTTCAGGGAATAGGTTATTTATGATGCGTTTTATTGTTTTGACTACGTCCATTTCAGCACCATGTGATTGCCAGAAAATTCAATAATATTGATGCGTTTACCGCTGATACGAATGCCAGGTCTCAAGGTCGGAAATGCCGCGACCTTGGCGCTGTTTTGCGCTGTGTGCTCGACAAAGAGATTTTCAGGAAGCTGCATATTTTTCACGCTGGCCCAGCGAGAATCTGCCCACGATCCAGCGTAAATAACACCGCTTTGTTGCTGCCAAATGAAGTCAGGAATATTAAACACGTTCTCGAGGGCGGCCATGGCTTGATAGCCATTTCCCAAATTATAAAAATTCGCCACTTTGCGAGTTGCGTAGTCTTTATCCGGTGTTGAGAAATCCAACCCTGTTATCTCGTGAATGGCCTTCAATACTTCACGCAAAGACACATGGCGTAAATTCAGCGGCAATGTGTGAATAAGAACGCTAGATAATTCACGACAAAAGATTTTCACCCGCTTATCACCCGTCGTCACAACTTGATCAGTCACACCAATAAACCAGCGCTGCAGCGAATCTTGCGTGCTGTAGCCAAAATCAAATGTGACTAGCTGATTTTTTGAAACCGTATCGTCGTCACCAACGATCGTAAATTCAGCACGACCAGGGGCGTATAAATCCAGTGCGATATGTTCATCAACTAAATTACGTTTAATGCCGCCGATACTTAGGGTTTTGTTCAGTCGCATTATGGCGCCTCACTTGTTCCAGCAATTTGTGTATCGGCCCACTTCATAACTTTTTCCATGCTGGACAAATCTTCGGCCGTTGGTGCGGTATCGTCTGAAACGGTTTCGCCAGCCGGTGCCTGGTCTGTTACTGGCGTGGCTTCTTGCCTTGATTCTGCAATTTCTGACACTGAGCGCTGTTCAACCAGTTTGAATGAGACTTTCCAGAGATTGTACGTTGCATCTTCACGAACAGTAATGTCGCCCTGAAACCTTACTTGGCGTATCGCCATGGCCTCGGCAGTATTATTTATCACGTCGTAAGTGACTCGTTCGCCGCGCTCGGTTTTTGCTTTTGCTAAATTCAGTAAATCAGTTAGATCTTTTGCATTATCGAATTTGATTTCCATATTCACAGATAAACTTTGCGGCTTATCGCCCGTCTCTGCTTGAGCGGACATGCTCGAACTGCCGCTCAAATCTTCACCCGCCAGAGACAGCGTCGCGGCTATTTTGAGTTCAGAGCCTTTTATCTTTTTACCGTTTAGCGCAAGCATTAGGGCATCAACTCCCGTAAATAAGACAATTCAGCTGGTGACCCCATAAAAACTACCATGGCCGTAATCGTGTAAGCGTGCGATCGTTGATTAACGCGCAGCGCGTTCTTAATGTCTGAATCAGCATAAAAACGAAAACCAGCGCCACCGGATAAAACTGGAGCCGATGGTGAAGAAGGGCGCTTTGCCTCGAATGTAATCAAGTTGGCTAACGGGTCGGAACCGGCTAACGCATTGGCTTCATTCAAAGCTGTTGTGCTGATAACGTATTTTGAGAGATCAGCAATAGAGGGAAGGGCAGTGATAGCGATCGTTTGTTTGCTTTCTTCAGCATCGACTAAATCGAATTTATCGGACTCTAGCGAGACTAAAGCCGTGGCGTGTCGATGCCATTTTTCAAATTCTTTGAATGGAAAAACTGCATTTAACGCCGCTGCTTGCTGTGCAAAATTCGTCATGCTTGCCGCTGTGATGGCAATGGCGAACATGGCTTTTGATGAGTCCACACGAGCCGCCACCGCATCCACAGCATTAGGGAACGACAACCACGTATGATTGCCATTCCCTTCTTTAATGCCATGATTCCAAGGCGACACAGTAAAAACAGTTACGCTTTCACTGAGTGCCGGTGCACTTGATGCGGGATTGGGTATAGACAGCGGCGACCAGGACATTTACACCATCCCATTAATTGGAAAGCGCACTTTTATTTCCGCGACTTTATCGCGCCATGTTTGTTCTGCTTCGTCCGTTTTATCGTATTGCCATTCCATGTAAAGCGGATCAGATTCACTTCTGTATGCTGCTTCGCGTTGCGCTATAGCTTTAGCTTTTAGCTCCTCCGCTGTTAGTTCTGGTTTAGGCTCAATTAAGGTTACGTTATCGGGCAATTCACCAAGTTCTTCAATTTCAAATGCACCTGATCCGTCTTTTTTGTAGGCTATTTTTCCACGATGATCTTCCAGTGATTGCCATTTCCCCTCGACCAAAAGAATGGCATAACCCTCTTCCACATCTGGCGGACTTTCAAACGTGCATTCATCTGGTAATGTAAAATTAAATTCTACAACAAGTTGTTGTACGCCATTTTTGTCCCAAAACGGTTTGCCGATCTGGATGTCAAAAACCTTCCAGCCGCCGTCTTTAAATAATACCGTTTCTTTTTCAGGGGCATGATTGGGCGGTGTTTCGTGGATTGCCCAATCGGGAATATCTTTCCCAGGAACACCTAACTTATATCGCCCACCGTTTTCATCGAAAAATTCAATCTGAGAGTTGTCTTCAATCTCCTCCCACGTATCGTTACCCGAATCGTATTTTCCCGTTACTCCATCTTTGGAAGGGACGTAGATATTGGTCGTGCAGCCTGGCGTTAACGATGTCCCTCTTACTACATGCTCTTTTCCGTTACCGAGCCAAAACCCTTCTGCAGAAAAGCGTGAAACCTCTATCGATATAGTCTTTTTTTGAAAAGTCGTCATTATGCTAATCTCACAATCCAATTAAACTTTCTGTTTTTAATCGTGTTTTCTCCTGACCCGTATGACGCAATATGCAAGCCGTGGCCATGCGCACCTATAGAAACGGAGTGTGCGTGATTACCTGCGTAATGAGTTCCTGACGAGTTATCTCCTCGAAAGCCACTGGCAAATACAGCAACACCGCTTCCCCCACCTGTAATCATTAACCCCGGCGTGCCGTGATTATGATTTCCATTAGTTGACGTCGATCTGCTGCCTAGGTCAGTGTTAGATACATATGAACCTGGGTGGCTGTGCGACTTAACCGCATCAGCTTCATAGCTCAATATTTCGTCAGAATCTTTCTTGCCAACGACGGCCAATCCACGCATATCTGGAATATTTCCTAATGGATAAATAAGCGCTAAAGCAGGATACATTTCAGGATCAAATGATTGTCCCTTCATGACAGCCCAACCTTCAGGCGCTACATCAGTGGGCCATGGAAGAGGAACACCGATTGGACATATTTTTGCGGACAATTTTGTCCATAAATCACCTACTACATTATGAGGATCATCTTTGTTTTCATGCTGTGTAAGGCTTTCATAAGCTAACCGCCCATCACTAGCCACACCCTCTACATCAATATCAGCTATTTTCGTTAGGTAGTGGGTAATCCCGTTCCCGTCCACATAATCAGCAAACGGCCCTTTATCTATGACAAATTCACAGACAGCGGTCATGTCTGAAATGTCGCCCTGAAGGCTCACGTTTAGCCAAATTTCATTCGGGAAAGTCGCGGTTGTAATTTCCTGCGCGGTGGCGTTTTTGGCTCGAACACCGCCAACGTAACCAATGCCCGCTGCAACACTGTATGTTCCAGCCGATCCAGTGACTTTCCAGCCTTCGTCTATGAAGCCCTCATGACCGTAGATGTCCAAATTAGAAAGGCGTTCGCGCTCATCAATTCCGCTTAGTCGTGCGCTAAAGTCAATTTGCCAAGTTTCTGCAGGAACAGTAATGGCTGTGGTTTGTTGAATGCCGGTGTAAGCAAGCAAGAAATTTCGTGTAAAAGTGTTACCTGGTACACCACCGTCGTTTTTTGTTTTCGGCGTTAACGGTATATAAGTAACGGCAATCAAAACGCCTTCGTCATCAACTAGGCCCACCCAATTAAATGAATAGTTACCAATGTTCGATCCCATGACCAACGAATACACCACTTGATTTGTATTCACATAGCCGCTTTTTGTTACTGCCAATTGATCAACAACATACGCATTAGGAATGCTTTCAATCCGTGTCGCAGGCTCACTCCCTAGGTCTGGCACGTTTGCCAACACAAACATAGCAATATTAAGCGCTTCACCATCGCCTTGTTTTTTTGCTATTTGGTTCTGCCCCGTAATAGTAATAAATGCCATATATTTTCTCTCTTATGCTTTTGCTACGTCTAACGCCCACGAATGGCCAACTGTTGTATTTTGAATTGTTGACCTTGCTTCCCATGGCTCAATTGTTTGTTTTGCAACATCTAACGACCATGAATGGCCAACTTCGATAACGCTGACACCGATAGAGATTGGGATAATTACTTCTAATCGATAGCGACGACACGTGCGGCCGTATTTCTGAATGATGTGGTCTAACAACTGTGTGTTTTCAGATAGCTGAGAATCGGATAACCGCAGGCTGATGACATCCCAATCGATGTCATCAGCACGCTCAACAATTTCAACGGAGCCAATACCAAGACGCTCAAAAATAACGATAAAGCCTGCTTTCGATCCTGCGTCTTTTGCATTGATCAGCGCGTATTTCACCCGCTTGCGGTAAAGGTCTTCTGGTTCTTCAGGGAAGCGTTGTATATCTCGCTGATAAGCCAATAAGTTCACAATGCCGATTGATGCGGTTAAGGCATCCATTTGCGTTAGCGGCCAGCGTATCCAAGATTCGGCACGTTCCCACCACGCCTGAGCGGCTTTGATTAACTTGCTGGACTCTTCAGCGGTAAACCAAAAAATCAGTTTAATGTCGATCATGCAGCGGCCCTCATCGTCACATCGAGCGAATCCACAACCGGCACCCACAATTCGGACGTGATCGCATCGGCGGCAAAGTCGGCACTGTTAAGCCCGTCTATCTCAAATTGGTTCTGCAATTCCTTACTAAGTTTGGAAAAGCTAAAGCGGCTAAACGGCTGTGTTAGCGTAGGCGAGTAGCTTTTATTGCCACGAAATGCGGCATTGATCATCGCTTCAACATTCGTTTTTAAGTTGGCAATATCGTTTGCAGATAAAAACGCCTCGTGCCATACATCAACAACTACCGTCGCCGGTTGCGTTGGTAACTGATAAACCTGTAAATCATCCCCGTGGCCGTGATGGCCTTGGTCGGTAATGTAGGCGTTAATGTTGGTTAGATAGGTATCAACGGGGGCGGAAAAATCGAAAAGCACATACGCATTCGCCGTTCCTGGTCCACGTGGTGCGTCGTGAATAATCGAAATAGCATCGACCGATACACCAGGGAATTCCGCAATAAGTGATTTATAAACGCTGTCAGTGTGAAAGCTTGACGCGGTACCAAACTGATTACGAATACGGGCGCGCAATGAGTCGTCTGTTTCTGTGTCTGTACCTGGCAGTGTTAGCCAGCCCTCACCATTCGATACGCTGGCAATATTAGCGATCGGAACGGGTAATATTGAAAAGTAGCCCGTCGATAGATTAAAGGCTGAGCCCGCTTCCACCGCTTCGACTTGCACCTCGGTACTAATAGCGCCAGCGGCAAATGATGATTCTGTCAGCGTTATAACTTGGTAGACTTTGCCGTTTAGCGTCGCAGTTTGAATAATAGTACCAGCGGGAATCGTCACCGCCGTGGCAACATCGGCACGGGTGAACGTCACCACGCCTTGTGCTTTTACCGCTGCTTTTCGCGTCAAATTCACCGCATCCGCGAGCAGCTCTAAAAATACACCGGTTGCGTATTTAACAAACGAGTTTGGCATGACAGTGGTGATCATCAACTGGATCAACCAAAGAGCCGGTTTAGTGATTAGTGCCGTGATGGCTTTCCAAAACGGCGAATACTTGCTGTCGTTATTGATTGTACTTCCGCTGGCTTTTACATCTGCTTTCCATTGCGCGTCTAGGGCTTCCTGAGTTGTTGGAATACCAGCATCATCTAAGATTTTCTTGAATTCTGCGTTAGACATTAGCTATTCACCTTGAAATCAATATTGCCGTATTTGTACGTTGTGGCCGTGATGTAAAAAGTCTCTATATCGATTTTGGTAATGGTCACTGTGCCAGGAACCAAACGCACATCTTCTTCAATCAATAGAGTCAGTTTTTGCAAATTGCTGCGCACTTTTATGTTGTCGCGCTGGCCGATAATTTCGACCATCAAGCCGCTTTCACGGATCAAGTGCTTAATGTCCTGGGCGATGCAATCCGCGTCATAAACGAGCATTGGCTCGCCTGCTGCGTCTAGCGTGAAGTCATCATCAGTAATCAATAAATCAACGTAATCAGCCATTATTAACCCACCGCAAACGCTAGATCATTAGCGAGTGATTGGCCGCTCATAGCTTGGCCATAGTTATTAACGTGCACGTCACCAATAGAGCGAGAGCTGTTGTTTGATGTCGCGTTACTGATTTGATTGACCAAACCACCGCCAGCCATTTTTGGTGCTTGGTTAGACAAACTCGCAGGAGCCGCCACGGGTTTTGGCATGTCAGTGGTGGTATCAATATTGATACCCGGGATCATATTTATTTTGTCGATCAGCCAATCAATAGAATCACCGACAAACGAAAATATATTCATTCCCCCCAAGAAATTTTTAAACGATGCCCACCACTCAGGAAGCTTATTCCAAAGGGCCAATACACCATCGACAAAATCAAACACGCCAATAAAGCTTAAAAACGCGGTGCTCCATTCACCCAGTTTTGCTGTCCATGTATCCCAATAGACCACAGCGGCTACCACGGCAGCGGTCAGCGCCAGAACGCCCACGACAACCCAAGTGATAGGGTTTGCCCATAGTGCGGCGGCCATACCTGTTAAACCGCCGTTAAATATCCAAATCGTAGCGGCGGCTAACTTAGACTGCAGCATCATCATTTTCATACTGCCTAGCATGCCGAGTAAGCCAAACTTAGCCGTGGCCATCACGCCATTACCTAGCGCAATAGAAAGGTTCATCGCAGCCCAACCGGCTTTCGTCGCCGTGAGCAATGGCCCAAAGGGAACTAGGGCGAATTTCATCAATGCAGCGCTGGCCGTCCAGCCAACCATGACAAACTTACTCAAACCAACAACAACCGATAGGGCGGATAAACTACCTACCAAAACACCAATCCCAATCACGCCTTTAATGACCCAACCAGTCAGGTGTGGAAACATATCCATCCAGCGCGTCATCGTGGTCATGGTGTTCGTGATTTGGGTGTAAACAGGCGAGAACACTTTTAATAAGCGTTCGCCAAATTCCATTCGAAAGTTTTTAACAGCGGCGGCGGATTGGTCCCACGGATCGGTAATGGCCATCGCCATAGCGGTTACATCATCCAAGCCTTTTACCGCTTTGATGCTGTCTAAATTGCCTTTAAACGTGTCCAGGCTTCCCGCCATGGCGGCAAGTACTTGTTGCCCTCGCTTACCAAAGGCTTTTTGCAACATTTGTTGATCACCGGCTTTGCTCAAATCACCAAACTTACCCTGCAACTTGGTAATGATGTCTATCATTGGTAGGGCTTTATTTTGCGAGTCAGTAAATTTCATACCTAATGTGGTTTCAGCCTTACTGATGTTCGCCAAGAAAGACGAATAGGCGTTACCGGATCGGCCACCCTCGACCATGGTATTTTGCAAAAATCCCATCACGGCCAACTGCTCCTCGAGGGGGACTTTCATTGCTGTGGCTTGTTTACCAATGTTCTTCATGGCTTCGCCCATCTGGCTACCATCGGTATTAAATAGCTGTACGGCTTTTGCTGTTTTACTGATTAGCTTATCCATGAACGCAGTTTTACCGATCGCGTCGGCTTCCACGGCATGAATGTTAAACATCTGGCCAACATAGGCATTGGTTGATTCCAAGCCGCCTTTGGTAGCAGTCGCCAGCATGGCGGATTTGTTCGCTAACATGCTTAACTCGTTGCCTTGCAAGCCTGAAATAGCGCTTTGTAACTTGTACGACGCATTGACGATCTCAGTCGCATCCGTGCCAAATTGCACCGCCGTGGCCATACTGGTTTTACGCAAGTTTTCTAGCGCGGCATTTTCAACGCCCAAGCTAGTGATCGTACCCAACGCGGTACGCATTTCTTTTGCCGGCGCGAGCATCTGATCGAACGCATACCCCACAGAAAACAAGCCAGCCACACCATAGCCTATCTTTTGATAGCCTTGCTGGATGTTGCTTGTCACTGTGTCCATCGTTTTCATCATCTTGCCGGCAGGGCCAGAGACCTGGTCCATCAAACTAACAATGAAATCGAGTCGTTGTAATGCGCTCATATCAATCCTTATAAAACTTTGCCGATGCCGTTGGCCACTGCATTGCTCATGTTTTCCCAGTAGCGCTCGTCTAAATAGAGCGCTTCGGCCATTGTCGCCTCGTTAAACTCTTCGCCTGGCAACCAGTGCTTCACCAAACACATCATTTGGTGAAGACCGTTGTTCTTTATTTGCTTGGCGACTCGCTCGGCTTTTTTAGCTTAAACTTCACGCCGCTAGAGAAGTTACCTAAAAGGTCATTAACTAATGACATGGCAAACATTCCGTCAGGCAGTCCTTCGACAAGTATTGCGTCCTTGAAGAAAGCCTTATCTTCTTGATGCACTCGGTCAATCAAAAAGTTATATGCTTGGCCAGTACGATTCGTTGGGTCGGTTTCGTTGATATAATCGTTGTACTGCCCCATAGTTACCGTAAAGCGTACGTCTTTTTCTTCGCCGTCAGGCTTGGTCATTTCGTATGTAAAATCTGGCATGGTTTTCCCCTTATTTAATGAATTTGTTTTGTAGATATTTTTCAAACATAAAAATGGCTCTCGCCCCCATGTGGCCAGATATGGCAATCAATGCCGCCGACAACATAGGATCAAGGTTTGCCCCTTCACACAAAAAGAAGGTAACCAAGCCGGCAAAAGCCGATGTCATGATTTCCCCGACAAACTCCGTAATCGAATAGCGTGGAATACTGCCGTCGCGGCGCTTGCGTAAATAGTTCACAACTCCTCCATACATCGCTATAACAAACACCCATCCGTAAGTGATGAGTGAATACGTTGTTGGGTCTTTTTCCGGCATGGTCTTATCCTTTTTTTAGCTATTTTGCTTTCGCTTCAAATAGCTTGGTGATCAGCGGCATGACGTTCTTAATGGCTCGCTCGCCAAAAAGAAAACCCAACACCAAAATGTTAATGGCCATCAAAGCGCTTTCTTGTTTACTGGTGAGCGTCGTCCATTCCGAGAACCACATATAGTCCATGAACAAGGTTGCATAGCCCCAAAGAGGGCGCTGTAGACCACGTAAGAACAAAACCAGCGGACCAACAATTGGAACGCTCTTTAAGTCGCTCGCCGTGCCTTCTAACTGAGAAATCCGATTTGTTAATATCTCTTCAGCGGTATTGGCCGCGTCATCCATTTGTTGCTGTATGTTGGCTTCAAGCTGCTTGGTTTTTAATGCCAGGTCGGCTTTTTGTTCTGGTGACATATCTGCAGGGAAATACTCTTTAAATGTATCTACCGCAGAAGAAACAAAGCCGCCGGTTACGCCATTCAAAAGTTTTTTAAAAATGTTCATAACTGATCCTCGGTTAACAGCGTGTAGCTAAAGCGCACGCCGTATGTCTGAGCCGATTTATTCACCAAGGCCATCAGCAAAGCGAAGTCCACAGGGTCGGCTAGGACTTGGCAACCAGCAGACCACTTGTCTACCTGAACGCTTAGTGAATTCGGGTTAGCGTGGTGGCAATTAATACCGAAACAGCCCTTTTGCGTAGGTGCGTTTTCGTCTAATGATTCGTCCCCGCTGTTATCTCGGTACACGGTCATTTCGCCCCGTTGTACCAAGGCTTTGTACTTGCCTTGGTGATAACCGATCTCCCAACACCCAGCATGGTGACTAGGCATAAGCCAAGCGGTGCCATCCACATTGATAGGATTCTCGCGGTAATACACACCGGGATCGGTCGTGCATGCAAAATCGTACGAATGCTGTTTGCCGTCCAAGGTGAACAACACAAAAAAGCGATCGTTAAAGGTGTTAGCGTCGGTATCGTTAGAACGAACGCCCACAAGCGTGATATTCCAGTCCCCTTTAAAGACTGGGTAATCATGCTTTTTAAGCGCGTCTAACACCGCTTTCGTTGTGATTTTCATCTATACGGCCCCTTATAAATCGCGTGTATCGTGCTGACTCAAATACGGAACGCCATCGATGGCCACAAAATCACTACCCGTGACATCAAACGGCAGTTTGATCTTGTTCTGGTCATTACTGTTTGGATCAATATTGAGCAAATCCGAGATGCGTAATAAGCATTTATCCAGATCCACCTTGTGCTCCTCACCAGATACTTTGCCGTTTACACCAATATCGAATGGTTCCAAATCACGCCACGAGCCAGCACTTTTCGCCGCGGCTGAGATCAATTTGAAGTTTTTAATATTCATTTCGATTTCACCGGAACATTCCACATCGCCATTGGTGTAATCCACCGGAACACCGTTTTCTTTGACGACCTTTCGGTTATCTGTGATCGATGCGCTTAGGGATTCGACACGGACTTGGTAATCACCGATCATCACGTCGAAATCTTTTCCTGTCAGTCTCATATTGCTGCTCCTACGCTGCTACAGGGTCGGATAAATCCAGCATGATGTTCGCTGTAATATCCTTCGGAATGGAGTAAGGGCGAGCCACCATGTAGACCTCGACTTTCTCGCGGGTAATCCAATTAATAACGATGTCACCGTCCTGGTATGGCTTAATTTCAGACGGGAAGGTCATGCCGTTGAACTCGGTAGACTTGCTCATCATTTTTAATGGTCGGCTGAGTTTTCGAATCGCCCAGGCTTCGCCGCTTGGCGTGCTGTTAAAACGACGGTCACCGATTAACTGAATCAAAATAATACGAACCATACGCGCCGCTTTATCGATCACACGCAGGTTTTCAACCACGGTAAAATCACCGCCCACTGCATCGAGCAATTGGCCATCCGACCAATACACGCCCTCATAATCGGCATAAAAAGCCGGCACAGAAAAACGCTGGTTGTTTAGGGCAATGGCGTGAGCATTCGAATAAATAATGCCGTTCTTGTCCGTGGGTAGGGCGCTTTGGTCTTGGCCGACAATAGAGCCAGTCGCCACACGCATTGGCGTGTCTGCCACACTGATTTGAGCGTTACACAAACGGCCTGCATAAATGCCCACCGCATCGTCGTAAATGTACGGCACGATAGACACACGAAAGGCGCTAAGCGACTCGGTTAAGTCTTTTATGTCGTTAATGTATTCAGACCAGCTTTCGCCTGTGCCGCCAGTACCGTCGATCATACGAGCAGCGGCAATGAAGAAAGCGCGGCGACCATACGTGGTGTTCAAATCCATGGCTTTTGCGTGCATCGCTGTAAGCTGTGCTTGTTCTGTTACAGGCGTACATACGACAACGGCTTCAACTTTGATGTTGTTGTTCATCGCCAAATCAACGGCTGCATCCCATAGGGAACCATCAGCCACCGGAATGGCGGCTGCTGCCCAGTTTTGCCCTGCATTGGCTTTTGCTGCCACCACGTTGCGTTTCAGTTCTGAATCCGCTGCGCCTAGTTCGGCATCTAAATCGCTGTCCGTGTTCAAATACAGAATCTGATCCACGTTCGTTGTGCCTTCACCGATAAAGAGAAAGTATTTCTCAACGGTCGGGAATGGCCCCTGCATTAAGTTCAGTGCATTTACTGCAATTTTACCGACGGCCATTGACGACCTCCTGTTTGATTTGGTTCATTATTTGTTCAACATAACGAGTTACGTCTTCGTTACTGGCACCAAGAAAAGAGCGTGCTGGTAGCTTTACTTTCCAACTGGTCTTGGCTGTTTCGTCCTGGTCTCGTAACCAGCGTAAAATCGCGCCGGCTTTACCAACTGTTAGGTTTTCCATAATCCATTTTTGCGACGGTTTCTTTGTGCCTTTACCGCCTTTTCTGGGAACTCTATACCCCGCTTCTAAAAGTGCTTTTGCTTGTCGCCGCGTTGCGTCACCATCTTTTGCCCCGTTGCCTTTTGGTAAACTGCTGGCTGATACAATCTGCTCATCACCAAATTGTTGTTTGGCGGCAATACGTGCGTCGCTTGATTTGTTAAAGCCAATTTTTGCTGCGGTACCATCGTTCCCGACCACTTTCTGCCGTTTTGATAGGCCAGATAGCATCTTCCTGCGTCGCTTTCTCTTGCGTTCTTCAAATGGGTTGCCATTTAAATCCGTCTGATTACGAACACGCTTCTTACTGTCTTTAATCACCTCTTTTGCTGTTCGTGACAGCAATCGGCGACGCAGTGCTGTGGGCATTCGTAATACTTCAAGCTGCTTTTGCAGAGACAAAGCCCCGCGAACATCAAACGTAATAAACTTGCTCATTAGCTCGCCATTTCGCCTTCTTTGGCGTAAGACAAGGTGACCCCATCCAATCGATAGCGCTTGTCTTGGAAGGCAATTGGCCCGCTCTCGTCTTCTACCGCGGTGATGTCTTCTTCAAAGCGAATCACTATGTCAATGTCAGCGGTTTTACTGTCCAAAATTGTCACATCGGTTTCGGGATGAGGCAGATTCAATTCAAGGCGTGACTCGTCGTTTTCAATGAGCCAAACGCACATTTGAGCAAACAATAATTCCGCGTCATGCACTTGGTGCGGGTAGCGTTCGATGGCGATCATTGCGTCATAAGTCTGCGTGTAAACAATCATCTGGCCATCACCTAAGTCCGTGAAGCGCGGCACGACTTGAGGGTTTTCTACCCATGTGTCGATGTTCTCCGCGGCGACCAAATCTAGTCCGATCAAAAAGGCGGTGATCTGCTGCAACTTAATCATCTAAATCACCCCCACAAAGAAATTCGCTTTTGTGCTGTGCTCTTCCCCTGGGAAGAAATGCCGCAATATCGCCGCCACACTTTTCTTACTTTCGTCTAGCCAGTACTGTTCCGTTTCCGCGCTTTCTTTCGCCATGTTCTCGGCTTCTTTACGGCGGTTCATGGTGGAAAACTGCTGCAGCAAAAACGCCTTGGCATAGCTGTACACCGCGTGTTCGTAATGCACGTTTAAAGCAGCTGCGCTAGATGATTCCAAATAGCCTGCGAAGGTCTCAAACGGCATAATTAAAACGGCTTGCTTAGCTCGTTCTAGCTGTTCATTCACACGGACCAACGCAAGAGACAGCCCCCACGAGATCGTGTCGTCTGCGTACTCTGACGGGATGCGGTATCGGTTCATCAAATCCGACAAAGACAATTCAGGCCAAAAGCCATCATTGGCAACCTGTGCAGCTGTCGTAAGTGAAGGTTTACCTGTTAGAGACATATCCGTAATCCATCAAAGCGTTAAATTAGGGTGCAAGAGCAAGACACTAAACAAAGTTGGCCAAAAGCCGCTTTGCCTCGTGCATGCCAAGCTCCTGCAGGTGGAGCCTATTCGTTTGTTTCTTCGTTGCTGCTTTCTGCTTTATCGAGTAGCTTTTGCACGCGCTCTTTCATCGTCTTCACGCCAGCGCCGGTTGGGTTTACCTCCTCGGCACGTTCACAAAGGGCTACGCACTCGGCTAACTTGCCTTCGCGTTCTTTATGCTTCGCCAAAAGAGCAAGGTTTTTACTAATGACAGCGGGGTGTAAATCCCACTTTTCAACCAGTGCATCGTCATCAATAAAGGCAACCAAATCGTCTAAATACGGGCTGGCGGTTTGCTTGGCTTTCAGTTCATCATTCGCCCAGTCGTAGATTGCATCAGCAACAAACGTCGGTAAATTGCGGCTGAATTTGTGCGGCAAATCGTTGTTGCCAGTTGCGACCAGGTACATGCCAATTTTCAGCGCGTTATCGATGTCGTTCACATCGAACAACCACACCATCACTTGCACCGCCACATCGTTTGGGTAGTTATGGCCATCGGCTATATACGCCTGCACAAACGGCAAATAATTGGGTAAAAGCTCGCCTTTAAGTGCTTGTTTGTCTTCGAGTTCTGGTTTGGTTTTGATGCGAGCAACGTCCGTCACCATGGCCGCTTGAAGCTGCTCGAATAAGTGCTTGCCTACGCCGCCCGTCATCATGATTGAAGTGCTGTCGCCACCATCGGCCATGTCTACACCGATTACCGTTGGTTTAACGCCATACGCGTCTGGGTTGGCCTCAAGCTGCTTAGCTTTCAATGCCGCAAATTTGCTCATTCGATTACTTTCAAGGGAAATCTTCACTTCAACTTCATGAACTGGAACAGGCTCATGAATAACGATGGTTTTTACATACGGGCTTGGCTTTCCAGCCTTTTTAGCCGCGTCTATCTGCGCTTGTTTGATCTGTTTTAGTGTTGCCATGTTGGTCTCCACCGAGTTTTAAAAAGGGCCCTAGCCATCTAGCAATTAAAGGCATAGGGCCAAGATGCACGTCCGTGTGCGGCTTCTGCTTACGCCAGAGTGATATTTTCGATCAGTACAGCCAGCTCTTCGTCTTCCACGACGTAGCCTTGGTTAACCGAGTTGAAGTCTTGCACTTCATTCAGTTCAGGCTTGTCTTTTTGAGTACGACGAACCGACGTGTCCTGGTAGTAGATAGAAAGGTTGTCCAACGGTGTAATAAGTAATCCGCCATCGGGGAAGAAAGCAGGGCTCATGGTTGGTAAACCGCCATAGGCTTTGGTAATACGGTTGGCCAACACGGCTTTTTCCGTGGGTGTATTGCCGTTCACTTCGAAGTAGGTTTCTTCTTGTGAACTCAACAAATCAGAACCCACCAACGCGACCAAGTCTTTGCGTTTGCGGTAATGTTTCGGAAGCATTTGAATGCCTTGGTGAACCAATACATCCAAGTTCTTAATGGTGTCACTACCCAGTACGAGTGGAACCTCTTCCGTACCAATTAGGTACTGAGAACCTTCGTTAAATTCACGCATGATCTGCAGCCAGCCTTTGTTCATATCTTCCAAAAGCGGGTAAGTTGCAGGGTCTGACTGCGGTGCTGAATGTGTGCCTGTCCAGCCGATTAGCAACATATCGTCACTAATTCGGGCGCGTACTAATTTCATGTATCGAGCAGCAAAATCTTTAAACTTGGCCCACGAGTCGATTTTCGAATACTTCAATGCCACATCGAACTCGGTAGGGAACAGTTCGTACATTTTTGCAGCAAGACTGACCAGGTGCGACGGCTTGCGCTCGTTACCACCGTCTGTGTTTGTGCGACGTGCAGCACTGCCGTTTAGGCTCATGCCGACCTTTTCAGACTTGATTTCGCTAACAGGGATGACGTTGATCATCTGTAAGAATTCGTCGCCGTGTTCCACAACTCGTTCATAAATAGTTTGAGCAACCGATGGCGTCGCTGAAAAGTGCTGGCCCGAAGATGGGTCGCGGGGAGTTACGTTAAAATCTTCTGCCGTCTCGGTAAAATGCTGATCTAATCGAGCGCGGCCTTGGGTGCTTAAAGGCATGATTCTGTTCCTATATAAAAGTGATGTTTAGCGAATGAAAAACTTAAATACGTGGCTTAAATGCACGAACCTCGCTCTCTTCCTTCGCCGTCATGTTCTCCACCGTTTGTGCCTGGCTGCTCTTGTGTTGCTGCCGCGAATTGCTCTGTCAGCGTGGTGAGTGCTGTTTGAAGCTGCGAAAACTCTTCTTTCGAGACACCGCTTTCAGGCTCGTCTTTTGGCGGTGTGCCTTGCTTATCCGTCAGCTCTTTTACTTGCGCTGTCAGTGCAATCACTTGTTCTTCCAGTGTTGGTGCTTCACCGCCTGCAGGCGCTTGTTCGCCTTCTGGAAAAGCGGTATTGAATCGTTTAGTGAGTGCCGTTAGGCCGCTTGAAAGTGCTTCGTATTGTTCTTTAGTCATGTCGGTTTCTTCCTGTGAGTCGTCAGAATCATCGTCGGATGGGGTTTGGGATTTGAAAAAGCTGGCAATGGCTGCGAGCAAATTTTTTGCATCGCCTTCTGTGCTGCCTTGGGCTTCAAAGTAATGCGGCACCACTTCAATCGCGTCGCCCACCGTGACATCAGGTTCAACACGGGAAAGATGGATTTCGCTGGTCGCTACAGAGGCCGGTTCATCGGTTGCAGCAAGGCCGCTAAGGTAGGTCTTTTCGGTTTTGCGGAAGTTAGGCCAAAGCTCCATAGAGAAGAAAAGGCGTTGGCCCATCTTATTCATGTCTTTGTAGTACTCATTGGCTTCCACTTGGCCATATAGATCCATACCGCCTTCGTCGTTCTTTTCAGCGCGTACAGCAATAACTTTGCCCAAATTGAACCAGCGTTTATGGTCAGGCCAAATTAATGCGGTATAAAAACTTGTGTCATAGCTATCAGCGGCTTGCTGAATGTCTTCCACTTTGATTACGCGACCGTCTATCGTGTCTCCGCTGCGACCGAATCGATACCACTCTGTTTTTTTCTTAGGCTTTGCCATGTTTCAACCTTTTTGAGTTTTTAAATCACCTTAAAAATGGTGTTTTTGTCTCTAATGTTGAAAATTCTAGGTGTAAAAATGGCGCTATTCAACGGCTTTAATTCCTTAGAATTCCTATATAAAACAAATAGAAATTACTATTCATGACAGAGGGTTAATTCTTTAATTTCAGCACCTAAAATAGCGTCATATGTAAAAAGCAGGTGCTAGAAGTGGCAAAGACGTATTCGCCAGAAGTAAAAGAAGCCGCGAAACAGCTTTATATAAAAGGCTGGGCTATTCAGGAGATATCCAGAGACACGGGGGTAGAGACACGCACGCTCTACAATTGGCGGGATGCTGGCACATGGGATTTATTCGCCCCACCAGACACAGTCGAACAAGCCCTGGCACGACGAATAAACTTACTCGTAGAAAAGGACAATAAAACCCCTGCAGAAATAGACGAACTAGCAAAACTGATTGCTGTCTTTGGGGATTATCAAATCAAAGCGGCGGAAGCGGAAAAGAAACAAGCCGAGGCCAAAGCCATTGCCAGCGGTGGTTATGCATCGCCAGAGTTCCCAAGCGGCGAATCAAAATCACAAGGCGAGAAAAAGTCCGGCGGTCGCGGTCGTAAAAAGAAAGTAAAAAACGACATATCCAGCATCACAGAAGAAATGCTAGACGATGTTCGTAACAAGCTATTTTTCCCTTATCAAGAGTTCTGGTACCAACGCAAGTTAGACCCGCTAACACGCCGTACCCGCATGATTCTAAAGTCTCGGCAAATTGGCGCGACCTGGTACTTTGCATTCGAAGCCCTAGACGATGCAATACGCACCGGCGACAACCAGCTTTTCTTATCATCGTCACGGGACCAGGCAGAAGTATTCAAAGCCTACATCATCGCCTTTGCCATGCAGCACTTTGACGTCGAGTTAAAAGGCCAAGGCGTAATAACCCTATCAAACGGTGCAGAACTGCGCTTTTTATCCACAAACAGCCGCACAGCCAACTCTTACCACGGTCATCTTTATTGTGATGAAGTGTTCTGGATGCCGGACTTTGTGAAGCTATGGGATATGGCGTCTGGTATGTCTTCACACAAAAAATGGCGTCGTACTCTCTTCTCTGTGCCGTCTGCCACCTCACACCCTGCGTATGAAATGTGGAATGGCAACAACTACAACAAAAAGCTCGCAGAATCCAAACGTATTACATTCGATATAAGCCATAAAAACCTAAAAGGCGGCTGGATAGGGCCAGACAAAATGTGGCGGCAAATCGTCACCATAGAAGATGCAGAAGAGGGCGGTTGTGACCTGTTCGACATAGAGCAACTGAGGGATGAAAACAGTACAGACGCATTCAATAACAAGTACCTGTGCAAATGGATAGACGACGCCAACAGCGTATTTACCCTAGCAACGCTACTAAAATGCATGGTCGATACCGAAACATGGACCGATTACCACAAAGACGCAGGCCAACCATTTGGTAACAGACCTGTGGCCATTGGCTACGACCCGTCGCGAACCACAGACAACGCCAGCCTCGCCCTTTTGTCTATTCCATTGGGTGCAAGTGATCCGTGGCGACTTTTGAAAAAAGATTCTTGGCGCGGTGTGAACTTTCAGTGGCAAGCGGCGCGAATCAAAGAAGAAAAAGAAAAGCACAACGTCAAGCACATCGGCATAGACGTGTCCGGCATTGGGCGCGGTGTATTTGAACTCGTTGAGCAATTTTACCGACGGGTTACGCCGATCACCTACAGCGTACAAACCAAAACCGAACTCGTCTTAAAAGCCCTCGACCTCATCGAAAACGGCTTATTCAAATTCAGTGCAGGCGATAAAGAAGTCGCACAAGCGTTCATGATGATCACTCAAAAAGTCACCGACAACGGACAAATCACGTACGTGGCAAACCGATCCAATGCAACCGGCCACGCCGATGTAGCCTGGGCCATCATGCACGCTTTTAACTACGAACCCATAGCCCCCAAACGAAAAACCACCGTGGCTTTTAGTGACTAAAAACGCGATCAACTTAATTAGGAAAGCACCAAAATGACAGTAGCCGAAGAGACAAAAACCACCCAAAGCGCCACGCACATGTTTGAATTTGGTGCGCCAGAGCCGGTGCTAAATAATCACATATCCGAATACATTGGCGTGTACCTGGACACAATGGGCGAATACTACCGTCCACCCGTGTCGCTGTCTGGCTTGGCCGATTTGATGAACGCCAACCCGCACCACAATTCGATTCTGCACTTTAAAAAGAACATGGTGATGAAATGGTTTAAACCGTCGCCACTCATGACCTACAACACCATGCAGCGCCTCGCGTTGGATTACGTGGTCACTGGCATGATGTACTTTCAGGTGTTTCGTAATGGCTTTGGCAAAACCGTTCGTACCGAATGGTTGCCAGCGCTCACCATGCGCCGTGGCCGTAAAAAAGACGTGTTCTTCAAACTGAATAAAGACGGTAGCAAAACCGAATTTAAACCAGGCGAAGTGGTTCAGATCATTGAGCCCGATTTGAAGCAAAGCATTTATGGAGTGCCGGAATACTTAGGCGGGATTCAGTCGGTATTACTAAGCGAAGAGGCAGGCTTATTTCGTCGAAAATACTACTCAAACGGTGCTCACATGGGCTACATACTAGTGACCAACGACGCGGACTTAGACGAAGACACCGCCCTAAAAATACAGAAGAAAGTTCAAGATTCAAAAGGCCCGGGGAATTTCCGATCGCTGTATCTGAACATTGGTAAATCCGCTGCTAAAGATCCGGTGCAAATCATCCCCGTGGGCGACATCGGCACCAAAGACGAATTCGAGCGGGTAAAGAACATCACCCGCGACGAGATCCTATCTATGCACCGCATGCAGCCTGGTCTATCTGGCATCATGCCAGAAACCAACGGCGGCTTTGGCGACATAGAGAAGATAATGCGCGTGTATCACGAACTGGAAATAGGCGCACTGCAGCAGCCATTTTTAGAGATAAACCAGCACATAGGTGTTGGCGCGGTCAGCTTCAAAGAACCAATGTGGCGGGATGAAACTTGACGTTTTGAATTAGATAGGAGGTTAAGCTTTAGTTGATTCTTTGTTGGCAGTTGCTATGTCTGCAAGGAATTGCTTAATGAGCGAAACTGGTTTTTGCCCATGAAATATGGTTCTTAAGAAAATACCATCGAATAGCATCATTTCAACCTCTCCATTTCCAATTATTATAGCTTTTCCTTCGTATGTATATGGAGGTTGTCCATCATTCTCTGACTTCCCTTTTTCTTTTTTTGAGGCGAAGCGGACAGATAAGCCAACTTTTTTACACTCATCCATGAGAGCTGCAATATTTAACCCTAAACAAACTTGTTTGCGGCCGAATAGAATATCAAACATAAATTTTTCTGGTAAATCAAGGTTAAAAATGGGCAGAGCAAGAGGTGTAATAATAGAATCAATAAGCCTAGCTCTTGGGCAATCAATAGTACCTCCACTATCCTTAAACCATTCATTGAAGGCAATGTGACCAAAGTTGAAGAGATATTCATCAGAGTAACAGCCTAAAAATAAGCAATTCTCTATTTTTTTCATAGCCCATCCATTTTTTTCCGATTCACCCAGAGCATCTACTAATTCAGTAAACCATAAGTTAAGTGGTGCTTGAGCCTCAGCTACTCTAATTTTCATATCTGTATCAGGATTAACTCCTTCGCCGTTCTTAACAACATTTGAGAAATATGACATCCTACCCATTTGCCTAACAACTCTAGTAAGCTGCCTTTGTACTTTGGGGCTTTCGTTCTGAGTAAAGAGTTGTAGGTATCTATCGCACTTAGATTCAGAGTAGAACTCAAGTGCTTTGTGGATTTTTTCGTTTACTTTTCCTTCTTTGACTTCATGAATGGTCTTACCATTGATTGGGCATATGCTTAAAATATCACCAACTTGTATAAATGTTGTGAGATCAGAAATTAGTGAAATAGAGTCAGGGCTAACTTTTATTAGCTCTTCTACTGTATGGACTACAGAGTCGAAATTGCTGTATTTGAGGCTAGGCTGATTTTCTCCCTTATGTAATAGTCTTGCTTCGTATAGTTCATTCCCTAGTAGCTGCCAAGCAATCGAATCCATAATGCCTCTTAGTAATTGCTCTTCCGATGACGATACGTTTCTATTTTTTAGAATTGAGATTATTTCACTTTGAGCATCTCTCATTCCTTTATTAGCTGAGTGGATAAATTCACTTCTTTGGCTGCTGCTGAGTTCAGTTATCCCTATTTTTTTAATATTACCCCAGTGTTTTTCAGACCCCTTGCAAGCCATTTTATATAGCTGTCTTACTTCTTCTTCATTTTTTGGGTCAAAACTTATGGGTGACAAGGCTTTTAAAGGATCGTATTTTGGTTTTTTTTTCTTGGACATTGAATCGATTCCTTCTAAAAGTGTTTCGCAAGAGTAGTAATTCAAGAATAGCTTATATATTCCCTAATTTTTGCTAAAATATCCAAAACTTAGGGGAGTTAGCCATGCGAGTCATTTGCCCACATTGCCACAGCAAAGCCTTGATCACGTCGTCTAACGTATTGTGCGAGACGGTGAAAGACCTGTATTGCCAATGTACCAACACCAAAGCCTGTGGTGCCAGCTTTGTTTACAAACTTAGCCATTCCCATGATCTAAACCCACCTCGTCACACCACGCTACAAATTGCCAGCGCCCTAATAAAAAGCCTGCCGATCGAAGAAAGGCAGGCTCTGCAGCGGGATATGTTTGCTAGTTAGTGGGTGTTACCATCGTTTTCGTCTATGGCCGCAATGATCTTCCTTTGCGTCGTCAATAAACTGTATTCCACACACTTCAACAAGCTAGCGATTTGTTCTCCTGTGACGCCTATATCGTCTTCAATGGCATGAGCCGCCATCATTCCTAGCCCATCTAATGCATCGATCCCAAACGACATGTGGTGTATTTGGCGCTTTATCTCGTCAGATGTGGTGATGTCCAAGTTTACGCGATCCATGTGGAAGTCTTGTGTTAAATCTTTGTCTGGCTTACCCATGCTGTACTCCTTGCATGTTGTTAAATCCATTATTAAACACGACTGGGCTGGCTCTGTGGCGGGTGTCGCCCTCGATGAGCAAGGTTTGAAATATGGCATCGACTGCTTGGCCAAGGGCATTTTGTTGGCGGTACTGAAAGCGGACACGGGTATGGATGAGATCGGGTAACAGGGTAAGGAGTTGTTGTTTCTGACGATCGGACAAACCGCCGATAGAAAAGATGGCGCCATTAGGCGTTTGAACGAACAAAGGCTCATCGCTTTCGACGCAAACCGCGACGATACGGCCAATGCCTATTCTCTGGGTAGGTAAAGAGCTTTGAGAAGGTAAAGCGGTAGACGGCAAAAGGGCGTGGTGGTGCTGTGAATGAACAATAGCGTTATTCATAGTTTGAATCCTTGTGATTAAGACTTTAAACCACAACCCACACTGCTAAACATGGGTGGTGGCTGCACGCAGGGTTAGCAGACCAGTCACAAGGTACCTGGCAGACCGAAGTCTCCCCACGCACAACCACCATAACGCAAGCATTATGGCACAAAAAAACCGCGACGCGGCGGTGATGTGCGTCCTTGTAGTTCAGGTCTGCTAAAACCTCATGTTGGATTTTGCCAACACTCTTAAACGATAGGATGGTCAGAAAAAGAAGTCAATAAATGTTTTCAAATGGTGACAAATAACCGCAAATAAAACATAGTAAAGTAATTGTCAGCTTAGCTATGAGGGGAGAAGGGAATGGCATCAGAGTTTAAAGATATATCAGATCTGATCAAGCAGGGTATGCAGGTTGAAGCGATAGAGAAGCTTTTGGACCTCAGAGAAATGATGGCCAACTTACGAGACGATAACTTGGCTTTGAAAGAAAGACTCCAAACGCTTGAGAAGTCTTTAGAAGATAAGAGTCAGCTAACGTACGAAGCCCCGTTTTATTGGATGATAAAAGGTGATGTTAAAGATGGGCCATTTTGTCAGCAATGTTGTGATAGTTCGAAGATAACAATCAGGCTTCAATTAGAAGGCAATGACTATTGGTCATGCCGTACCTGTAAACAAGCTTATACGGGACCAGATCATCAAATCCCACGATTATTTTGATTATTTAAAGGGCATTTCAGAAAATGAAAATCGATCCGGAATACTTATCTACTCTCTTAAATCCATTAGACGGTGGAAATATTCTTACTCTATCTGAATATCTGACTGAAGTTGAAAGGTTAGGTGTCGTTGTGTGTGAGTACAATAAAAAACCTACTGAAATGTTTGATCTTCACTTAGATTACATTATTTCAAAAAAACTAATTTCAAACATAGAAGGTAAAAGCGACCGCAAGTCCTTGGGCTTTTTTTCTGCTTTGTCAGGACAGTTATCAATTATTGGAAGTGTGAAAATTATGAAAACGGAAAAAGAAGAAACCAACTCAAATAGTACTTTTACTTTTAATGGGCCAGTGACCAATCAACAAGCTCAATTTGGTAACGGAAATACTCAGAACGTCACCATCAACATGCAAGAACTCGTTGAAAAAGTGGCGGCATCTGATGATCCAGAAGCAAAAGGAATGCTAATGAAGCTACTGGAGAATCCGACTGTTAGTGGTGTGATCGGTGCTGGTGTGTCTGGGTTGATTGGATTGCTAAAGCTTTAGTATTTTACAAGGAGATAGATTCTGTCCTTTAAAAATAAAACAAAAAATCAGCACTTTATCTCTCAAGTAGAGCAGAGGTTGAATTCAATAAATTCGGATGTAGATAATGACAAGCAAAAAATATATTCTTTTTCTATTAAAGATAGAGAGAATTATTCTATAAAGATAGATTCTAAAAAAGGTTTAAAAATAAAAAAACTTTAAGTATTGAAGATCTTTTCAGTTTTGAAGTTTTAGGGTGTGATTTTTTTAGAAATAATTTCGAAAGTTTGTTTCATAAATATGAAATGTCTATAAAAATAAATACTCATAGTATTATATCAAAACTTTACTCCAATGGCGGCGATGTTACTAAAGAGATTGTAGCTATTTTTCACGCTAAATTTTTAAATTTTGTTAGAAATCCATACTCTATTAAAAAAGTATTAAATACTTTTTCTTCCCTTAAAGATTTATATCCTACTAACTTAATACATTATGAGAGTTTTAGAAGAGTTTTAGATGGTAAAAAGCCTCATCAGTCTTATCTTTGTAAGATTTTAGGTGTAAGTAATATCGAGTACGAGGAATGGTTGGGGATTATTTTCTTGCTCCTTGTTGATTTTAAAAATAACTCATCTAATATGTTTGAGGAAATTGTTGGTCAAATTTTTACAGAATCAAATAAGTTTGTTTTTGGAGAGGTGTATACTTACGATGATAAAAGTTGTTTGTTGTCAGATAGAGGGTATAGCAATATTTATACTGAAGACTGCACTTCACTAATGGTATGGGACTTTAATCTTTATTCTAATGGGTTTATTAGATATATTTTCGGAAATGTTGATGATTTGGCACCTTCTAATGTACCAAAGGAAATAATAGAACTTTATAAACTCCAATCTTCTAAGAGAATAGACTTTTATTGGAGAAAAAACGATTATCATGCATTAGAAAGGTATAATAAAAATGTTATCTATCAATGTTATGAAAAAGTTTTTAGTTCATCTGATGAAGTTTATGGCCTTTGATTTTTTAGTAAGAAATTCGATCATACGCATACTTCTGCATTGAGTGATCATAAGGTATTTAGGGCCAGATTAAAAACTATCATCCTCTCAAATTGCGATATTGCTCTAGCTTTACTTTTGACTGCCGCTTTTCTTCATCTTTAATCTTACGGCGTACAATATCAATCAAGTTATCCAGTTCGCTGGCAGAGTGATCTCCCCACGCCTTATACCGCTTGATGGCCAACGTCACTGAGCGGTGCCAGCCGTAGTTCCCTTCCTTAATCGCCTCGTCAGCAATCTCACAGCGAATGTCAGATCGGCTTTTTCTCTGCATGCTCGTTCCCTCAATGACCTACCTCCCAGACTAGCAAGACAATCCGCTATTTGTCAGTAAATAGTTTTCAAATAGGGAAAATTATATAGGCAATAACTTGGCTCGAGTTAAGAAAGGAAATGTAAAAAAGCACCCAGTATGCAGTTGTCCATGAAAGGGTGCTTGTCATAAAAACTATTTTTTTATTAATTGAGCAATTTGTAAGGCCGGTGATAAAATGATTTCCATTCCTTCAGCTTCAGCTTCAGTTTCAATCTCAAATAAGTTCTCTTCATTAGAGGTTTTAATCAAAAAAGATTTTTTTGATTTTTTTGATTTCATTGATTTAGTTAGAAGAGAAATTGCTTGTTCTAAGGGTTCATTGTTTTTTTGAATTCGAACTAAAATAGGGGAATTTTCAAACTGTTCTTTTAAAATTGCATCGATCCCTTTATTTCTTTGTACTGGATTAAACTCGACTCCTTTTAAAAAAGCCATAGCATCCTTATCTGCATTTAGATAAGAGTCCCGGCCTTTGCTAAGAAGGTTTGATTCTGTTTTTATTGGTTTTTTTATTCGTTCCTTGCTTAAATCTACAGCATCTAAGGATTTGTCAATACCAATGTAGTTTCTACCCAGAAGCTTAGCGGCTACACAAGTCGTACCACTACCACAAAAAGGGTCAAGAACCAAATCACCTTCATCGGTAACAAGGTTTATTATTTGCTCTAGCAAAAGAAGTGGTTTTTGAGTTGGGTAACCAACTCTTTCTTTTGCTTTAGGGTTTAAATATGGAATATCCCAAACATCACTTAAAGGAACACCTTTTTTTACATCGCCATTTATAACATTTCCTGAAATATCTTTTTCGTAAATTGATTTGTTATGCTCGTCTCTTTTTCTTCTCTGTAGAATTTGATCAATATTTGTTGTAGAAGAATAGGAAGTGAATATCTTGTTGAATTTGAAATGTTTACTTTTTGAATAAAAATAAATATTTTGATGGCTTGGTAAGAGACCTTTTTTTGAATTTGACCATCTTTTATATGTCCATATAATTTCTGACTGAAAATTATTTTTTCCAAAAACCTGATCGAGAATAGCTCTGACAATATGTTCACCACTTTTATCACAGTGCACAAAAATAGATCCTGTATCTTTTAATAGGTTACGCATTATTTCTATTCTTTCTTTTAGGAATTCTGCGTAACCTTTATCACTCCCCCAGCTGTCGTCAAAACTAAACTCTTTCGTTCGCTCTCTATTTTTTAGTGTGTGAGTCCGTTCTGTAAAAAATGGTGGATCTAGATAAATTAGATCGATTGAATTATTTTCAATAAGCCTCATTTTATCTAAGCAGTCACCATTTATAATTTTATTCTTCATTAAGTATTTTTTCATCTCGTTTATTTGCAATTTCGGTCAATATGGCTTTTAGGTCATACCCACTAACTTTCTTTAGGTAATCCCATGCTTCATCACCAGCGTAGTATTCGCCATCAACTCCAGCGTATATGGTTTTTAGTGTTTCTTGTATTTTAATGGCTTGTGCTCTCTGAGGGTAGTAAAACATCACTCGAATTGGCTTAAAACCATGTGACTTTATCACTTGAACACGAGTGTGCTCTTTTGTTATATGATCCCCATCTGTTGTGGCATCTCGCCACTTTAACTCAACAGCCTCATTGGCGTTGAGGAAATCGATCTCAAAATTAGCGGGTTTGCTTCCAATAGTGTTTTTAACTAAGGTTTTCTTACCTTTGCTGTTAGAAAAAAACATGCATAAAGTTGCAGCTTCTTCTAAAAAAGAGCCAGCATATTTGTATAGAAAGCGCCCTGTATTTTGGTATTCGTCAATTAGCTGACCATCTTCAAATGGAATGCCTAAGACTCTATATATTAAATAATGTGAGTTATCATCACCTTTCATTTCCTCTTTTCTAGATGTGATTTTGGATTTTAAATTTTCTGCATATTCGTTAGCAAGAGTTGTTATTTTATCCTTTAAGAGAGGTAAGCCATTTCCTGATTTAATTGCTTTATCAATAATAATCCTTTCATGTAAGTATACAGCTTCAATAAGATCGGCCTTTTTTTGTTTTTTTATATTAATGCCTAACGATTTACAATAATTATCAAGATCCTTTTTATTTAACCTTTCAAATTTCATATATATCCTTGTTTTATAGAATTAGATTGTGCTGCTAAACTCGTTTTGTGTAATGCTGAATTATTGGCGAAAAATCATATTGTTCGTTGTATGCATGATCTCATCGGTGGCCTCGCCCTTTGATAAGCTGTTAAAAGATACGATAACGTAGTTCTTTTCCTTGAATGTCTAAGCTTCCCATCGAGTGTAAGCAGTTCATCACTCCAAGATCGATCGACCACCAATCTTAACTGTATTTGCTAGGCTGTAGCCAATTAAATGTTTTCAAGTTGCAACAGATGAAGCTTGAATCTATTAGGTTCTGCAGATGATATTTTGATCTAGTGGTTGGAAGATGGCTATAAAAAGGCATCAGGCCCTATTAATAGAATAAGCAATGTTGCACAAACTGTTCCTTTAGACAAAGTAGTGTCTAGCTATTTTTGGGCAGCAATTTGCACCGGCGGTAGATAGCTATCCATTTGAAGAGATGCGGTCAATACTTAGGTTCAGATGAATAATTTTCATCCGTTAGAGTTTTTGGAGCTTTATTACTTTTTGAGGGAGGCTATTTATGAATCGCCTCCCTAGCTAATACAGTGCCGCGCCCGTCTTGAAACTGAACAAAAGCATGTATTAGCTGGTTTGTTTTTGGTTGTTCTATCATTGGAGTTAGTGGGATAAGGGCATTTGCTATTTTGCCAAAGGTTTCTAGGTCGAGACCAAAGTGTTCTTTAAGCGGGGTGTCGTAATCTTCCCCATTATCGATCAGGGCGTCTGCTTGGTCTGGAGTGAGTCCGAGGGCTTGTTCTGCGAGTAGTTGTATTTCTACTTTTTTCATAGGTGCATCCTTTCACTGTGTCTAGAGGTTCAATTCAGTAGCAATCCTTGCTGACTAAAGACTAGCAATCTTCTTATGAAGCTTCAAATTAATATCAAATTCATGCTAAAAAGCATAGGCACAAAAAATACTAACCTATTGATTTATATGAAAAATAATTTTCAAAGTTAGGCACAGGAAAATACCTTAACTTATTGAATTTATTAGATTAAATACAGAATTGAAAATCCTCGTGTCGGCGGTTCGATTCCGTCTCTGGGCACCATTGTAATTTCTTAAACCTCCTTTTAAATACTGAATGGCTCTCTTT